ATCAGCGCAGGCGCAGGAACAGACATGAACAGGCTTGCCAACGCAATGGGACATGTAAAGAGTGCGACAAAACTCACTGGCATCACTCTCAAGATGTTCACGATGAACAACATCCCGATGCTCAAGATGCTCTCTGAATATTATACCAAGCTGGAAGGTCAGGCTGTCAGCACGGCGGACGTAACCAAGCGCATCAGTGACGGGCTTGTATCCTATTCAGATGTTGAGGCTCAGATACGCAGGCTTACCGATGCAGGCGGCATGTTCTATGATATGCAGAACAGGATTGCCGACACATTAGGCGCGAAATGGAAGAACCTTTCCGATGCGATGGATTTGATGTATGGCGACATTGCAGACAGCTATATTGGCGAAGCCTTGAAAGATACCGCTTCCATCCTTACATCAGTAGCCAAAGGCTGGCGTGAAGTTGGCGCTGCATTAGGCGCTGTTGGAGCCGTTCTTCTGTACAATCAAGCAAAAGTCATTTACAGCAACATTGTTTTAGGCAAGAACACTTCCGAAGTCCTCAGAAACACCCTTGCTCGCAAGAAGCAAGAGGCTTCTGTGTTGCGTATAGCCTCCACTTATCGGAAACTGACCGCAGACGAGTTGTCCCGAATAGCCTCTTCCAAGCAGCTAACCGCCGCAGAGGTAGATAGCCTTGTTGTTAGCGGTCAGTTGCGAAAAGAGCAGTTGCTTCGTTCCGTTGCCACCAAAGAGCTCACCGTAGATCAAGCCGAGCTTGCTGCCGCCACCTTTGGCGTTACCCGTGCAGAACTGGAGCAGATTGCAGCCACCAGCAAGCTAACAGGAGGTATGCGAGGATTGGGCATGGCGGTAAAAGGTGTTCTTGCCTCTATTGGTCCCCAGATGATTGTCACTGCCGCCTTGATGGCAGGAATGGAGATTTACACCGCCTACACTACATGGAAAGACAGCATCAAGAGCGAGGTCGATACGGTTGTTGAGAGCGCACGTTCCGCAGCGCAAGAACTTGAGGATTTCTATGCCTCTGCCGTTAAGCCCAAAGATGACAATTCTCTTCGTGACCGTGTTCAGGACATGAAGACCCTGCTCAAGAACAACAATGCCTATACGCAAGAAATTCATGAACAGGTGTCTGCCATGAAGAATGTCTATCAGCAGTATGACTATCTGTTGGGTGTGATACAGAATGCCGCTTCGGAGCAGCGTGCCCTTGTTGACAACACACACGAGCTTGAAAGCGCTATTGCTGCAACCTCTTCTGCCATTGAAACTTCAGACTGGTTCAAGATGCTTTTCATCAACAGCGGAGGTATTGGACAGGCTTACAATTACATCAAAGCTCTTTTCACTGGAGAAGATTTATTTGCCTCGCACAGAAAAGTATTAGATTTCTTCTTCAATGATGATGTCAAGGAGAATGCAGAGGAGATGAAAGAACTGTCCAATACTTACCGAAATCAGGTAAACGTGATGGACGAGTATGCCTCCAGAATGCAGACAGCCATCAATAATGCCATCAAATACGGTCATGTCAACGAAAAAATGCAAGCCACCTTGAAAGACAAGCCATTAGAGGAGCAGATACGCATTTTGGCGAAAAGCGATTATTGGACAAAACTTGTCGATGTTGCTGGAAAGGGTGAGCAGCGATTTAATGAATGGGCGCAGAATTTGAAAAATTCCGCAGGCGAAGTCAGTGATGCGTGGAAAGAACTTGTGGAAGATGACTTAAAGCGGTATTTGAAGAGTCTATCCGACCAAAGGAATGTTTCTATGGACGAGTTGCGTACCAGCTTAAAGAAAGACCAGCAGGAAGCCAACAAAACCATTATGGGATTGACAAGCATTGTCCATAAAATAAGTCCAGAGATAGCTCAAGGCATGCGAAAAGCGTTCTTTGGATGGATAGAAACTGGTGAGTTTGATTCTTCGGTCAGTTCATTGGCAGAAATCATCAAGCAGATTGTTGATGAGACCAACAAGCCAAACAATTTCGACGACGGCAGCAAGAAAGACACCCTGTTAGAGAAGTGGAAAGACCGCTATGACGCTTTGAAGAGCTATTACGAAGAGGTGCAGAAATTTGTCGATTTAGGCTATGAAATCAGTTCTGCCATGAGCAAGGTTGAAGAGTTGGGTCTTGCTCCGTCAGGCATTTTTGGCGGCAAGGAAGCCAATTATGACAATTATGCAAAGCTGCTTCGTGAGCTGCTGGATGAAACAAGCGGAACTACAGACGAACGCAGACGATTCCAGCGAGACATCAAGGGTGCGCTTGGCGACTATGAGCGAGATGGCATCAAGGAGCAGATGGACAAGAATGTCTCCATCATGAAAGACTACATCAAGAATGTAGAGCAGCAATGGAAACTTTACCGTTCCCTTCTTGAAAAGTCAGGCGGCAACAAGGAATTAGCCTCTTTGGCTTTTCAGGATGGCTATCTGTGGGATGAAGCCAGCCGCCGCCTGTTAGAGCGCATGAATGAGCGAGGCAGGGAATTGGGAATGGCATTCAGCATAGACTGGGACATGAACGAGGAAGAACTCCGTTCACGCCTTAAAGATGCCAACGGTCAGACACAAGAAGAAATGGTGAACCTTGCCCTTGAAATCAAGAAGATAGTCAAGAGCAATTACTCACGCTTTTTAGAGGACAGTGCCAAAGCCTATCAGTCTTCTCTCCGCCCAGCTGAAAAACTGCTGGAGTTAGAGCGCCAGCGAGACGAGAAGATAAGAGAGCGAGACGAATATAACGGGTTTGACCCTGCTGTCCTTTCAGGCTTTGAGCATCAGATACAATCCTTGGACAAGCAGATTGCAGAAATGAATCTGGAAGTATTCAAGGATGTGTCAGACTGGGGCAGAATCTTCGGAGACCTTGACAGCATCAGCACTGGCACCTTGCAGCGAATGCTTGATGACATGCAGAAAATTCTTCCGACCCTGAAAGATGATGCAGAGACGCTCAAGATTATGTATGAGTATATGGACAAACTGAAAGCCGAGATGGTTGACAGAAGTCCAATAGATACCATATTCAAGTCTTTAAGCGACACCAAATTTCTCCGCAAAGCCTACAAGGAAGCCTCTGCTTCTGCCACCAAGAGCATTCAGGCAGACAAAGATTTGGCAGACTTCTTCCATGTAGATATTGGCGAGTCTATCGGCTTGAGTAAAATATCCGATGCTCTGTTTGGTGCAAGCAACGACTTCGACAAGGGTGTCAAGGCTCTGTCCGACAAGTTTGCCGCCATTGCAGATGTCATGTCTCCCGTTATTGCGTTGTTTGATGCTTTAGGCAATGAGGAATTATCAAACATCCTGTCTATTGGTCAGAACGCTTTAGGTTCGGCAGCCACCGTCTCTTCTGGTTTGAAAGCATTAGGTTTAGAGAGTGCTGGTCCTTATGGAGCCGCCGCCGCAGCAGGCTTGTCAGTTCTCTCTTCCGTATTTTCGATGCACGACAAGGCTTTAGAGAAAGAGATAGAAGCCTCTAAACGCAGACAAGAAGAGCTTGAGCATTTGACCGACAACTTAGAGAGGGTGTTAGAGCGTTCCATCAGCGGCATTTATAATCTTCGCGCCACGGATGACATCATGAAACGCCTGCATGATACGGTTTATACCGACAATTATGTCAAGACGGGCGATGAATGGTATAGCTGGAAGAAAGATGGCGAAGTGTTCAGAGGTCATATCAGCGAAGACACCAAAGAGGCTGTCAAGGACGCCGAGAAAACCAAATCCTATTACGATGCCACTTTTGCGAGTCTCCTTGCCCAGCGCGATGAAGTAGCTTCTCAGTTGAAGGCTGAAGAGGATAAGAAAAAGAGCAGCGAGGAGGCTATATCAGGCTACGAGCAGGATTTGTACGAGCTGGAAGACCAAATCAGGTATTTCGCTCAAGACATGGCTGATGCTCTTTATGGTATAGACTTCAAGTCATGGGCGCAAGAGTTGTCAGATGTCCTTGTTGATGCTTGGGCTGCTGGCACGGATGGTGCAGAGGCTTATCGTCAGAAGGTCAGTGACATTCTTCGTGATTTAGGAGCAAAAGTGTTTGCAGAGCGCATTGTTTCTAAAACCTTAGAGCCTTACATGAACGAATTTCTTGCTCTGTATGAGAAGGAAAATGGCATTCTGACCGATGCTGGTATCGGTATTATTGCTAATATGTTTGACGAGGCAGAGAATTTGAGCAACGCCGCCAATTCCTATATGGATGCCGTCAACAAGATAGCACAAGAACGAGGTTACGACTTGAAAAAGCCATCAGGCTCAAGCGGTGCGAGCGCAGGCATTGAGGGCATCAAGGAGGAGCAGGCAGACCTTTTGGCGAGCTATCTTAATTCTGTTCGTAGCTCTGTGTCAGAGATGTCTTCCCTTCAGTCGGTTTATCTTCCTTTGTATTCAGAGTTGCTTTCTCGTGGAAACGTGTTGAGCGAACAGCAGGTGCAGAGCCTTCATCAGATAGCATCCAACACCTTGCGAACTGCCGAGGCTGCTGAAATGCTGTACGAAATTATCCACGGAAACGTGCTTGGTGTAAATAAATTTGCCGTTCAGTAAGTTAAAGTTTCTTTCTATATTGAAAATCAGCGTCCTTATGTTTGTTATTTGACATTTAATTTATAAATTTGTAGCATCAATCAATTAAGCCAAGAGCTATCCTGTTTTCGGGGTGGCTCTTTTTGTTTTTTTATGGGGAAATGGACAATATACAGGAAGAATGGCGATGTAGTCGCAGTTACTGGCATCCTTGATGCTGGCAAATTTGTTCTTCCTGAACTTTCATATAGCGGCACTTGGATGGGCGAGCGTTTTGTTACCGTTTCGGTAAAAAGCCCTTATCCCATTGACTGGCAGATAGGTGACTACTTGATATACAGAGGCGAGAAGTTTGTTCTCAACTATGACCCTACCGTTGTCAAGAAAGCCCGAAAGGGCACTTCTGGAGAAGGGTTTGTGTATGATGGAGTCAAGTTCAACTCTCTTTCTTGCGAGTGCGGCGATGTGCGTTTCTTGGATGAGGTTCTTCAAGACAGCCACATTCATTACACAAGCCTTTCCTCATTCACCTTTTTTGCGGCAACGGCAGATGACCTTGCAGACAGGCTTCAAGCCAATATGAACAGATATTGTTCTGCCAACGGCTTTTCTGTTTCCGACTGGTGGCTTATCTTGACTCCCAGTCTTGAAAGGAGCCGTGCTCGTGCTCTTGCAAGCGGTGGAAGTGCATTGGCAGAAGAGGCTGTAAGCCGATGGAATGAATTTTATACAGACGGTGTCAGTGTTGATGGCGAGCGTTTCAACCAAAACGTATCCGTATCGGACATCAGCGTGCTGGATGGCTTTTCCCTTCTTTATAACCTGTTCGGTCTGCACTTCATCACCTCAGGCAGAACGCTTGCCGCAGGTGTTTCGGGCAAGATTGCCGAGCATATCTTTGAATACGGGAAAGGCAAGGGCTTGTATGAATTAGAAAAGGTTGCAGATGGCAATCAAGCCATTGTCACTAAACTTTTTGCTTATGGCAACAGCACCAATCTTCCTGTCAGATATTATGCTCGCCTGAACAAGACCTGCTTCGCAAAAGTCCGCAGTGTTGAGACTGGAGGCAGCAGTTTTGTCATAGACATACCTTTTGCCTCTTCTTATTATAACGGATCTAAAAACCCTTCCGTAGCATTAGACAGCTTTCAAGTTACATTCTTGTATGGCGGGAAGCAATACACCTGCTATGTTTCAAGTGACAGAGGCTATCCTGTTTCCAAGCAAGAGGGCTATAGTTATTTGAGCGCATTCATCGGTGGCATTCCATCCTTATCTGTAGGAGATACAATTACCTTTGTTTCTGGTATAGATGATGACAAATGGCCATCAGGGCACTTTTCCTATGTAAATGACGGGAGTGTGCTTCCCGACAATCTTGCTATCAGCCATCTTATGCTCCCTGGCTTTCCGAGCGAAAGCCTCCGTTCTTGGGTTATGAGGAATGGCGGTGTCGAGAAAGGAGAAGGGCTTATAGAGTGGCGAGGTTATGAGGCTTATTTTTCCGAAGACCCCCTTTCTCCTTATGTTCAGTCAGCCAATGCAAAGAAATTAGGAGTCAGAGAATCGAGCCTTGTGTTTGACGGCAGCAATGGGACAGACGACATTCATCCAACCATTACGGGAAGCGGAAAGGATGTTGTTGTAAGATGTGACATGATTGCAGACAACGGCATCTTTGGCGAAGGTGAGGAAGTGCCCAATTTCCATCTTGTCATTCCAAGTTTGGGAGAAGATGTTTCTTTAGACATCCTTCTTCGTTCAGATGCCAAGATAAGCATGAAAGACGGCTATTGTGGCGGCATGGAGTTCAATATTGAGTCTGCAAATGTTGTTGAAGATGGCTGGGAGCTGACTCTTAACCGCGCTTATGATGATGCCTTGCAGTTGTACTTCCCTTATTCCTTTGGCGCTTCTCTTGGCAATGAGCCATCCTCTTCTGAGTCTTATCAGATAAGGAAAGGCGACACCTTTGTCTTATTAGGAATCGAGCTGCCATCTTCCTATATTGGCATGGCATCCGAGCGTCTCCTTGAAGGAGCCTTGCAGTCCTTGTCTGGCAATGATTACACAAGACACACTTACGTTCCTCGTGTTGATGAGATTTACATGGCTCGTCAGCATGATGCCGTTGTTCGTGGCGTTGATGAATTGCAGTACGGAACAGTCAGCCTGCACGACACGCTTCGTGAAGGAGATTTGATGCGTTTTGAGGATGCCGACCTTTCCGTTGGCGGTACCATATTTATCGACCAGCTTCAGATAAAGGAGTATGGCAATAAGCAGATACCCACCTATGATGTAACCCTTCGTGAAAGCAAGTCTGTAGGCACTATTGAGCGCATCCAGCAAGAGATAGACGCTTTGAGTCAGAACAAATCTGGAGGTAGCGGAGGCGGTGTGAGCACATCGCAGGTCAAGAGCATCCTGAATATGTATGGCGACAAGCGTTATATCCGCAGAGACATAGACGATGAGACGGATACGATACTTGGGGCGAAACAGTTTGTGGCAAAGGAAAAGGTTGTTGCGGACAGGATAAAGAGCAAGACAGAGGATGTGCCTGTTGTTGTTGAAAACGATTTGTCTGTCGAGGGAAACAGCTCTGTGGAGGGGGATATGAATGTGGAGGGGGAAGCAACCTTTAATCAATCTGTTCAGGCATTGAAAGAAATTGTGCTGGGGCTGAACGTGGAGGGAAAGGACAAGGTGTTGCGCTCGGCTATCTACGAGGCTGGAATGAGAGGATGGGCAATTGACAAGAACGGCAATGCCGAGTTGGAGAGCCTAAAGGTGCGTGGGTACTTGGAGACGGAGGAATTGCGCATCAACCGTCTGCAAGGACAGGAGGGAGATACTATCTTCACTGACAATGACAAGATTGAGGCGGTAGAGGAAGAGGTGGATGAGACGGACGGAACGACATACTACACGCTGACGCTGGCAGAGAAGTGGAAGGGATACTTCACAGCGCAAAAGTACGGCAATATCTGCAAGGGTATCGTGAATACGTTGGCAGAGAATTATCTGGCACTGCAGCAGGGAAGAGAGCCGTCTGTGAACATCAACGCTTCTGGTCAGGAGGCGGATGCTGGGGGCAACAAGTATTTCACTTCTTGGTTTTACGTTGTAGCAACGCACAATACGGACAGCAGACTTGGGCTGAATCAAATTCGTGTGGTGCTGTTCGGAGAATCGCAGATACCGCAGGACAAGAACTTTGCTCCTTGTGTGGGCATGAGCTTCGGACGATGGGGATGTCTGAATTACGCTACCTCTGACACGCCTGACTATGAGCTTGCGGACATCAAGCGCAGGCAATCGCTGTTCTACATCTCTGTGAGCGAAGGAAGAATCATGCGCC